TTAATTTGCCATATATTCTTCAAAAATTCGTGCTGTATCTATTTTGGATTTTTCTGTGACATGTAAATATACTCTACGTGTCATTTCGTCGCTAGAATGACCTAAACGAGCTTGTATATCTGTTAGGCTTACTTTTCTAGTTTCTGCTAACAGAGATACATGTGTGTGTCTTAACATATGTGCATGTATATGTTTTGGAAATAGATGCTTTTTATTAATATATTTAAAGGCGGTTGATACTGCAATAGGCAGTACCGCCTTTTCTTTATTTGTATGAGCGACAATTGTTGTGAATACATAATTTTCTGCATCGACTTTATTATTTTTTCCATTTTGTAATCTGTTTATTAGTTGTTTTTTACGCCATTTTTTTAATACTGTTATTAAGAAATTATCAATATAAATTTTTCTGATACTAGATTGAGTTTTTGGTGTATCTTGTTTTACATAGTTATTATAATTTTTAGCATACATTGTAGAATGAATAAAAATGCTTTTGTTTTTAAAATCAATGTCTTCCCATGTTAAAGCACAAGCTTCTCCTAAACGCATGCCAGTATAAGCAAGTAATACACAAATAGGATAGAAATATCCTGATGATTTATAGATTTTATTTTCAAGAAATATTAAAAAATTTTTTAGTTCATCTTTTGTTAAATAAAGGCTGTTGATGTCTATTTTTTTCATGTTTTTTCGTGGAAATTCTACATTAGTAGTAGGATTTGAGTTGATTAGTTTATACTTTACAGCATAGTTAAATATATTTTTTATTATTACGTGTCGTGTTTTTAATGTTGTTAGTTTTACATTAGCACCATAATGATTTATAAATTGTTGATACATATATGGTGTTATACTTTTCATTTTTAAATTGGCAAAATATCTGTTAGCTATTTTTATAGTTTCAAGATTATTACTTTGTGATGATTTTTTTAAATTAGTTTTTCTATCTGCTAACCATATAGCAGCATATTCACTAAAAGTAATGTTACTTTCAATTATATTTTCTCCAAGCAATAATTTATTAAGAATTGGTTGAGCAGCAGCTCTTGCTTCTTTAGCTGTTTTAAATCCACTTTTAGTGAGTTGTTTTCTCTTACCAGTTTTTGGATCAATGCCTGCTTCAATACGATAAGTATAACTAAATCCTTTTTTTGAATTACGTTTATATATAAGAATTTTTCCTTGTGTTGTCATGATATTCACCTCTAAGGTAAATATGGCAAAATAGAAGTATAACAACAATGAACAGATTGTGCAGGAAGTAATTATTATAAAATTTATGCAAAAATAAAAACTTTCTCCAGTATTAGGAGAAAGTTTTATATAATTTATTCATCAATTTAGAAAAACAATATCATCAGCATGATCTTTTTTGATGGGGAGATTTATACTAATAATTTTTCTTGTCAAAGCAGAAAATGTTATTTCAACTTCAATTAATAAATAATTTTTATCTTTTATATATTTATTGAGTACTTCAGTAGTATTAATATTGACTGCTTTTGTATCATTTAGTTCACAAAAATCGTCTTTAAATGTAGGTAAATTCCTTTCATATAGCTGTATAATCTCTTTTGGAATAAATGATGTTAGATTTACTAAATCATTATCAAGATCTACATTATCTGATAACAAGCTAATGTCTAATGGTACAATGCCGTTAGCAATTACGCATACATTTTTATTCATAGTTAAAACCTTCTTGGATTTGATATTTTATTATTTAAATAATACACTAAATAATAATAACTATGGTTAGTATTCATGTTTTGGTTTGGATAGATTGTGTTAATTAGCATTATAAATAATAAAGAGTCTACATGCATAGATGTAGACTCTTTATTATTTAATAACCAAAGACTTTTAAATCATCTTTAGTCATAAAATCTCTAATAAAAGATTGATGTTCTAAATTTGCTTTTTCAAATTCAGATTTATACTTTATTAAAAATATATTATTTATAAATTTTATTAATTGCATTAAATTAGATATTAATTTTTCTATAATATCATTATTCTCATTTCCTTCATAGTCTTTTAGACATTGATATATATTATTTGCCATTTTTGCTGAATGGACATATTGGCATGCTTCTTTATAAATAATTTTAATACCATTTAAATTTTTGTGTAAAAAATCATCTGTTGTTTTAGAAAAAATTATATCGAATAGTTGATTTGGTTGTTTTGTATTAGCTATTTGGGAATCATAGTTTATACAATATAATCTAAGAAAATCTTCTGTAATATTTCTTATTAAAAAATTAATGATTTTTACATCTTTTAAAGGAATTGTTCGAATTATTGATAGCATGTCTTGTAAAATATCAGCAAAATAAATATTATTTATTTTGCTGATATTTTTCCAGATTACTAAAACCCACAGTTGTTTATGGACTCTTTTTATTTGTATTTTTATTTCCTTAGGTAATGGTTCTGTATATATACTATCTAAATAATTATCAACTTTAGCAAAATCATCATTAATGAATTTTTCGTAGTCATGTGCAAGAGTAATAAACATAAAAACTCCTTATAACTTTATTTTTCTGATAATGTCATCCCAATTTTTTTCATTACCTTTATCATTTAATATATTGGATATAACTTTATATATGGTATTTAATTCATTATCATATGAAGTAATATCTAATTTCATATAATGATTTATTAATTTACCTATTAATAGTGGTCTAGATTTTGCTACATAGTCTGGAAAAGTAATATCTAATTTATCATCTAAAAATTCAGTAACATGTTTATTTCTTTTAAATAGTTCTTTATTTGAAAGAAGATCTATTAATATAGATAAAAATAATAATTTATCTAGTAATGTATTTTTATCTATTGGTGAATCTTTTTTTAAATAGATATCATAATATTTATTAAATATATCTTTTTGAATATCATTCATTTTTTAATTCTCCCATTCTGCATAAAAATTCTTTTCTTATATTTGATATAGTTCTTTTGCATCCTTTTAAATTTAACATGTATTCTGCATTTTCAGGTGCTTTAGCAATAATAGGTTTATTTATAATATAATTTTCATATACGTTTTTTATATTACTATCTCGTATTTCTTTCATTTTTTTAAAATCATAATCACTTTTATGTACTATATTAAATATAATACCAGCACATTCTATTTTGTTTTGAGAATGTGTTCTATTATGATTTCTTATAATATTTTTCATTAATGCTATTCCTATACTTGATAAAAAATCTGGCTTTACGGGTAATATATAATGAGTAGATACACTTAATGCTGAAGATGTATATATTGATTGTGTTGGTGGACAATCTAAGAATATATAATCATATTTATCATAAAGTTTATTTATTATAAAAAAATTTTTTAAAATATCAATTACAGAGGGATCAACACCTTGAGATATTTTTACTAACATAATATTTCCAGGTATTAAATCTAAATTATCATTAACAGGATAAATAATATCTTCTAGTGTTATTGGAGTATCGTCATCATCTTCATCATCATCCCCATTAACAGAATCAAAAGAAAGTTGTTCATTAGAAGTATTATCGTAGAGACTATACAATGTTTTGCCTTTCGCTATTAAATCTCCAAAGACATCAGATGTTAAAATATATTGGCTCATATTAGATTGGGGATCAATATCTATCATTAAGACTTTTTTATTTATTTTTGATAGACTATAAGCCAAATTTACACAGAGAGTAGTTTTTCCAACTCCTCCTTTCATATTCATAAAAGAAACAACTTTTGCTGCCATTTTATCACTCCTTTTAAAATAAGTATATTATTATATTTAAAAACTATAATAATTATTTTTTTCCAAAAGTCATCACTAGTGATTATTAGATTGCCGTTTCATCTGACTTAGGTTTTATATAGTTTAGTAAGTACTTTTTATGGTAATTTACAATACAAATTTATAATCTTTTTTTCATCATTAGTTAGATGAGTTTATTTTAGTCATTTATTTAAATTGAGGTTTTTATTTAATATACCTGTTTTTAGAAATTTAACAAATTCATTTTGTTTGCAAGTATATGTGCCAATACATTCTTCTGCTGTTTTAGATGCATTTACTTTATAAAGTTTGAAAGTAAGGTCACCATAATTAATAGAGCTATGACGGATGATACAATTATCTACATACTTAAAATTATTAATATTTACACTAGGCTTTGTTTCTGTTATTTGGATAGAATAATTAATTTCTTTTAAAGCTTCTTTCCAAGGCAAAGTATATGCTTTTTCTGTATCGTAAAAAATAGAACCATCATGAAAATTATATAATTTCCCTTGAGTAAGAGCCATAACTGTTTTATTATTTTCTTTTCTAGGCATTAGTAAAATGTCTAAGGCAGGATAATTAGCTTGTTGAATAACAAAAAACCAATCTTTAGAATACTTAGAAGAGCAGTCAACTATTAAATTTTTAGAACGACGTTCTTTTTGTCCTTTAAAGATTTTTAATTTGCTTGCTAGGGCATACATATGGGTACAAGGTAATTGTTCATTAATAAAATTAGAACAAGAGCAATGTTCGAGAGTAGTATGATAAGAATTTTCATCTTCATCAATAATGTCAGCAGAAAAATTAGTCTTATTTAAATTTGTTATTTTTAAAGAACTTAAATGACTTTGCTTATCCATTTGAGGAAGTCTTCCATGAATAAGCAAACTATCTAAATTCCAAAATTTTAAATTTGTAGTATCAATAGTTATGTTAGTATCATTTTTTGTTATATCATCAAATAATTTCCAAAAATCTAATTCATTGATGATCTTTATAGGATGGCCTTCTTTACGTAATTTAATGGCACGTTCAATTTTTCTGCCATAACAAGCATATGCCCAATCGGGATTTCCTTCATTACCAACAATAAGATAGTTTGTATCATTTACTACACGATCGTTAAATAATCCACCATTTTTTTCAATTAATTCAGCAATTTCTTTTCTTTGGCATCTACTAGATTTACCAGTAAAACAAAATAAAGAATTTTTTAAATGTATCTTTGGATTAAGCATACAGATACCTTTAGTATTTAATGATTTTTTCAAGTCTTCATCTATATCAATATCTAAATCTACAAATTGAGAAAAATATGCTTGTAATAAAGCTTCTTCATCATTAGATATATGATTATTTTTTAATATAGAATAAATTATTGTATTTATCTCATCATAAGGATAGGTACCTTCTAAATTATCGTGTGCAGATAACCAGTTTTGTAGATGTGTTAATTCATCTAAAGTTATATGATTATCAGCTAATATACCATGTAATATACCATGCAATATTTGAATATCAGAAGTATTATCATTATAAAAATTATTATTTTCATGGAAATTTTGGCAAATATATAGAATACTTTCTTTATCATCATTATTGAGTTTATTATATTTGCATACACCTTCCAAAATATATACTAATTCATTTAATGGTGGCTTTTGCATTAGATTTATATTGTTATTAATCCAATCTTTTACTACATTGGATTCTATCTCAGTTATTGTGTTATCAATAGAAATTCCCTTTAAAATTCCTTCTAGAGTATGCAAAGCTTTATCAATATTTTGTTTTTCAGTAAAACGTTGATAAATATTACTATCATAAACATCTATAGATTTTGACATATATTTTCTCTCCTATTTTGAATAATCTAATATTTTTATATTAGATTACTGGTGTTTCCAGAAATCATCACTGGTGATTATTAGATTGCCTTTTCGTCTGACTTAGGCTTTACATATAAGTCATGTTGTGTTTTAGCTAATGATTTAATTGTGATTTTACCTTCAGGTGGCAGTTCACGATAAAGCTGTATAAGTTCTTGTTCATCGGTATTTAATTCATTTGAATTGTTTTTTTCATTAGAATATTTTTCAGCAATATTAGGAATATCGCTTATTCCTAACAAATAATCTATTGATACATTAAAAAATTTTGCTATATGTTTTAGTAAATTTTCGTCAGGAAATCGTCTTCCTTGTTCGTACATACCGATTGTACTAGATGATATGTTTAAGGATTTACTTAATTGTGCTTGTGTAAGTTGTTTATTTTCTCTTAGTTCTTTTAATCGTTTCATAATGTTCCCCTTGTTTAATTATACATCACAAAATGTGTACAATCTTCTAATAATGCAAAATGTGTTGTTTTTTTGATTTGAATATTGACATAACACAAAACGTGTTATATATTATAAGTATGAGATACACAAAACGTGTATAAAAGAGAGGTGATTATATGAAATGTTTATCAAAATTTAGAAAAGAAAAAGGTTATAATACAAAAATGATGGCATGTAATATAGGTGTATCACAATCATTATACGAAAAGATAGAATTTGGAGCACGATTACCTAGTCGTACGTTTTTAAAAAAATTTAAAGAAAAATATCCAGATTTTGATATGAATATTTTTTTTGATGAGATGATACACGAAACGTGTGATTAAATTATAATGTGAAAGGAAATAAATATGTATGAACAGTGATGTGTGTAAATTTATAAAAAAATGTCGCATTGAAGCTGGTTTGACACAGGAACAAGCATCTGAGTGTCTTAGAATATCATGGCGTACTCTTGCCTATTATGAAAGTGGGCAAAGAAAATTACCTGATGATATTGCTTATTTAATGTCTGATGTATATAAAGCACCTGTTATAAAATACATTTGGCTTAAAAATACTAGATGTGGAAAAGGGCTACCCAATATAAATAGTAAAAACCTAATAGAAAATATTATGAGTTTAGCAATAAATTTGAAGGCATCTGAAAATTGTTTGCAAGAACTTATGACTATTGGATTAGATGGGAAAATTAGTGCAAAAGAAAAACCGAAATATATCAAGATTATCGATACATTTCGGCTATTAGTAAAAGATATAACATTATTAAGATTTCATAAAAACATTTAACTAAATATTAATATAAAACAAAACTGAAAACAATGCAATATTTGTTCATATCAAAGCTATGAAGGGAGTGATTTTATAAATAAAAATTATAAAAAAATCTGTAAATAAAATCAATGATACGGAGAGGGATTAATAATGTTACCAGAAGAATTAATGGTTATTTCAATGATGGGATGTTTTTTATCGATAGGTATAGTAATTGGTATAGTTTGCTTATTGTCATTTATAGTTGGGAAGGATTGATTTCTTGTGAATTATATTGATTTTTTTATTATTGTAACATGTAGTTTTTTTTTAGCGATTGCAATGCATATAGCTCTTTGGTCTGAAAATATTTTCTTTTTTTTATTAGCAATTATAGTTGCTTTATTTTTAATGTTAGCTACATCTCATTTATTAAGTTATGGATTTGGCAGTTTGTAAACTTTTTTGAAAGTTTTATAAATTTTTGTATGTGGTTTTGGTATCTTTTTGTTATAAATTTTAGATATTATCCATTGCTTTATAAAACATATCCAAATAAATATCCATTCTTTAATACGTATTATATATGATTTTTTGTAAGTAACAGAAAAAGTAATACAAATTTCATCACTAAATTTAACTATAGGTGATTCAGTAATAACTAAATCAAATTTTGTACTAGCATTGGCTAAAAAAGTACCAGAGTGGTTTGGTGGCATATTTAATATCATTTGATAAGGATTACCGTCTATACCGATTTTTTTTAATAGTAATGGAAACTTTTGAAAATTAGGTAATACTGTAGAAGTCATCATTATCATATGTTCTGCGTTTGTTTTAATATTAGTTACTTTCATATCAAAATAACCAATATTAACATTGCTGTGATTTACAACATGCATAGATGCTATATAAGCTGTTTTATTTTTAGGATGTAGATATTTAGAATCTCCAATGGATAAGTCAGATATAGAAATTTTTTTCAAAGAATCTTCCCATTCAACAGATATAGATTTTCCATAAGCTGTTTTCCATGGGATATAAAAGGCAATAAAAGTAAATATCCAACCTATCATGGTTAATTTATCTGATAGTTTTAACTCAGATAGTAATTTTGAAATAAATAATACAAAATCATTTAACATGGATTTTTCTCCTTTATTAAATATATGTGGAGGTAGTTTTTATGACTAAAGAAGAAAATATTTTTGCCAATCTTGATAGTGAGGCATTAAAAACACGAGGTATAAATGCGATCGAGGCATTGGTAGAGCAATTAAAAGCTAAAGATAAATATATAAAAGAACTAGAGGAGGCATTGGTTGATAAAGAAGATGGTGATATATATTGGTCTCCTTCTGGATTGATGACAGCAAAGCAAGCTAGTAAATATTTGGGTTATAAGTACAGTAGAATTGTTGAGTTAGGTAATAGTGGCGTGTTGAAAATGAAGCGTGAGGGTAAATCTTTAATCTTTTTTAAGGATGATATTTTGAAGTATAAACAAGATCTTGAAAGTGATATCAAAACTAAATTTAAAGTTATTTAAATAGTTTGAAAGAAAGGTGTTTTTATTATGCAAACAATTTATGAAACAAATACAAAACAAGGTATTAGTATAAAAATTCCTAATGGCATCCATAAACCTAGTGAAATAAATCCAATGCTAGAAAATTGTATTAGCTTTTTTAAGCTAAAAAAAATAGTTGACCAGCACAAAACTAGTCAACAAAACTAAAATATCGCAACTAAAGTATAACATTAAAACAGAAAATAAGCCATCTATTTTAGGTGGCTTTTTAAAATACGAGGTAAAGATTATGGCTAGAGAAAAGTTTTACTGGATGAAGCTTCCAAAAGATTTTTTTAAACAACCAAAGATAAAGAAATTAAAAAGTGTTGCAGGTGGCGACACCTATATATCTATTTATTTAGCAATGGGATTATCTTCGATCGAAAATGGTGGTCGTATAAAATATGAAGGTTTAGAAGATAGTTTTGCAAAAGAAATGGCATTACTTCTTGATGAATCAGAAATTAATGTTCAGTTTTTATTAAGTTATATGGAAAAGTATAAAATGATTGAAAAAATAACAGAACATGAATATTTATTACCAGAAGTTGCTTTATGTATTGGTTCAGAAACAGCAGGAGCTGAGCGTGTTCGTAGATGTAGAGCTAGAAAAAAAGAATTAGAAAATAAGAAAAAATTAGCGTTACAATGTAACGTCTCTGAAACAAATAGTAACACAGAGATAGAGATAGATAAAGATATAGAGAAAGAGATAGAAGTAGAGAAAGATAGTAGAAGAATAATAACTACTACTGATCTTCAAAAAAAAGAAGTAATAGATATTTATATGAACAATATAAATTATTCTATTAACTCTATTGAATATGAAAGATTAATAGATGATATAGATGAATATGGTGTTGAATGGGTAAAAGAAGCTATTACAAGAGCTGTAATGCAAGGAAAAAGAAAATTAGGCTATATAGAAGCTATTTTGAATAATTGGAAAGTTAATGGTTATGACGAATATAAAACTAAAAATAAAGTAAATACTGCTAATTCTAGTAAATTATCAGATGCAGAACAATTAGCTTTGAATAGAGCACCAAAGAGTTTGCTTGATGAATTTTTGGAGCAGGAGGGAATAAAGAAAAATGGATAAGGTAGTAATCCCTCATAATGTAGAAGCAGAAAAAGCATTATTAGGAGCAATTTTGATTGCTAAGGATAAATCAATAGTGATTGATGAAGTCAATCAGATTATAAAATCTACAGATTTTTATAGAAAGGCAAATCAAGTTATTTATCTTACGATATTAGATTTATTTAATACGAGGAAGAATATAGATAGTATAACGTTAACGGAAAAGTTAACAAATACAAATCAGCTTGAATCTGTTGGCGGTATAGCTTATATAACAGATTTATCAAATTGTGTTCCTTCTGCTGTCAATATAAAGTCTTATGCCAATATTGTGAGAGAAAATGCTATAAAGCGTGAATTAATCAATGCAGGACAGAAAATTATTCAGCAGGCACGAGAGGCTGATGGAGATGTTGATATAAATTTGGTGCTTGATAATGCGGAAAAAGATATTTTAGAAATCGCTAAAACGGCAAATAATACAGATAGAATTGTTGAACCAGCAGAGTATATCATGAATGCTTTTACTGAAATTGAGAAAAGATATAACAGTAGTCAAGATGGAAAGTTATTTGGTCTTGATACTGGATTTAGTGAACTTAACAGAATGACTGGCGGTTTGCAAAAATCGGACTTAATCATTTTGGGAGCAAGACCAAGTATGGGGAAAACTGCTTTTGCACTTAATATTTTGGCTAATTTAGCAAGAAAGAATGTACCTGTAGCAATTTTTTCACTTGAGATGTCATCGGAACAGCTTACCAATAGATTATTTAGTCTATATGGTTTAATCGATTCAAATAGCATAAGACTAGGAAAGTTAGATGGTAATGAATTGGAACGTTTAACATTGACATCAACAATATTATCAGGAAAGCCGTTATATATTGATGATACAGCAGGTTTGAATATGTCAAAACTTAGGACTAAAGCAAGAAAATTAAAACGTGAAAAAGATATAAAACTATTGGTCATAGATTATCTTCAGCTTATGCAAGGTTCATCAAGAAAAATAGATAGGCAACAAGAAATAAGTGAAATATCAAGAAGTTTAAAATTACTGGCACGTGAATTAGATATAACGATAATCGCTCTTTCTCAATTAAGTCGAGCAGTAGAATCAAGACAAGATAAACGACCAATGCTTTCAGATATTCGTGAAAGCGGAGCAATAGAACAAGATGCGGATATAGTAATGTTTCTATATCGTGATGAATACTATAACGCTAATACAAATGATAAAGGGCTTACAGAATTAATAATAGCTAAACATAGAAATGGAGCTATAGGAACAGTAAATCTTAAGTTTAGCAAGCAATTCTGTTTGTTTGAAAACTTGATATAGAACAAGACTATATATGAAATGAGCGAATTTTTAATGTGCATATTAATATTGGTATGTATGGCAATACTATATATTATGGTTTGTTATATGTGTTATAACCTAAAATCGGTCAGTATAAATAAATTATATTTCACACTTATTGTATCTTTTATCTTAGGGTGCATAGTTGGAATGATATTAAAAATATAAGTTGAGGAATAGGCAATAAAAAATGATTTATAAGTAATTTTAAATTTGATTTGAGGGAAGATAGATGAAAAATATAAAAACGATAAATATACCATTAGAGTCAGAATTTAGTGCGGATATTAAACGACTTAAACAACGTAAAAGAAAAGATACTATTTGTAAATATTGTTTGGAAGCTGTGGCGGTGATCGGAGTTGTCAGTATTGGATTTATGATGGTGGGATAAAAAAAACACTCTTGGAATAAAAGGTGGATTGAATATTAAGTGGCAAAAAAGAAATCATTTGAAAGTAAATTAAAAAATAATAATTTGGCGGAAGCTTTTACCAACATAGCGAAAGGCTTTGAATATTTGGGCGAAGATAATGCTAAATTATTAAATAAAATAAAAATGAATGAAGATATAAATATTGATGAAATAGATGTGGTTCTAAATAAAAGTAGAGAATTAAGCAGATTAGCACAAAATTATGCATATAAGATTATAGATATATTTAGCAAACACTATGGATTTAGCTTCAATCAAATGTTTTATAAATGGTTGGATAAAAATAATATTCGCAAATATTATGAACAAAATATAAGTGCGGATGAGATTTTAAGAAATCGAAAGAAAGACAGACATGTAAAACTACCTTTCTGTATAAAAGCCAAAGGAACGGATTTAGGAAAACAGTTCAAAAAAATTGCAGAAGAATTTGCAGAATTAGGTGCGGAAAATGCAATTATTTTAAATAAGATACAGGCTAAACAAGATATTAGTATAAACAATATTAAAAATACTTTCTTTGAGGCTTTTGACATTAGTCAAGCGACACAAACTTATATGTATTTGTTAATGCTTATAAGAGTAAATAAAAAATGTGAGGAGGACGATTGGGGATGGGACAAATAAAAAGGTTAATTGAATTAATAAGACGTTTATTTAGAAGAAAAAAAGATGATGAAGAGCCAATAATTTTAGATTTAAAATTACCGAACCTTGATGAAGCATCTAGTGATGAAATTATTGGAGAAAAAAGCGAGTATAAACCATTAAATTATCCATTGGAATGTAGTGTAAATTTAAAAATTAATAAGAAAAATAAAGAACGTATTTTAAATAATAGATGTTGCCCATTAAATCGTTGGGTTAACATCAAAAAAGCTGGAGGACTTAAACATGGTCGTAGTAAGTAAAAAGAATTTAGATAGATTAGAAGGTTATGGCTTTAAGAAAATAAAGTGTGAAGATGGCATATTCTGGAAGAAAAGATTATATAAGAAAAATATATTAACTGGAGGCATCTTGATAGATATAAGCCAAGATAAGGAATTTTATAATGTAAAAATCTTTCTTGATAGAGTTATAAAGCTACCTAGTGTTATTTACTATTTAATCAAGGACGGAATAATAGAGTGTATTTAGTATTAGAAACTGATAGTGGAATTATAACTAAGGCAGAAGCAAGTGAGTTCTGCCTTAGAAAATTAATTCAGATGCTAAGGAAACATAAAGAGCATATAAAAGGTGATTTGTATTTAACAGATATGAATTATTATTGGGAGAAAGTTGAATTATAAGGAGTAATCAATGAATAAGGTAATATTAGCAGGGCGATTAACAAAGGATCCAGAGGTAAGATATACGCAAACTGGAGTAGCAGTAGCAAGTTTTACTTTAGCGGTAAATAGAAGATTTAGTAAAGAAAAAATAGCGGATTTTATTCCAATTGTTGTATGGGATAAGATAGCGGAAGTTGTAGGTAATAATTTAGTAAAAGGCAGTCAAGTTTTGATTGAAGGTCGTATTCAGATTCGTAGTTATGAAGCACAAGATGGAAGTAAACGTTATGTAACTGAAGTCATAGCTTATGATGTAAAGTTTATGGGAAGTAAACCGAAACTCGATGGCGGTGCTGTACCAGCAGCAGCTAAAAATTTTGGTCAAGAAGTGCCACCACCTGATGAAGATATACCCTTTTAAAAGAAAAAAAAACTATCTTAAAGCCAAGAAATTGAATAAAAATTCTTGGCTAGATAGTTTTAAACGAGGTATAGCGTATAAATTATCTAAAAAAGGTTATAAAATTATAAATTTTGATATAAAAAAGGTGATTGTATGAGAAAAGTAATTTTATTTTTGATGATACAGTTATTATTAAAGTTAGAGCGACCATTTTATAAATTTGGTAAGTTATATGAAAAAACAAAGCATATAAAAAATCCCATTCTTGAAAAGGTAATATATAAAATCTTTGAATGGAATTTAAAAATAATGAGTGTTTTTAATTTAAAGATTAAGGAATTAAAACATAGTATTAATTTTTAAGATAATATAGGTTATTCTTTGAGGTCGGCAAAGAATAAAATTTTCTTGACTTTTTGAGTACCATAAATTATTATTTAATTGTTGGTACTCAAAAAGTGAGGTGATTATATGAGTACTAAAACAGGAAGACCAAAAGCAGAAAATCCTAAGTCTGTTGATTTGAAGGTTCGTATTGACGAAGATATGCACCTGAAATTAATAAGATATGCAGAAGTTAATAGAATAACTAAAGCAGAGGCAGTAAGACGAGGAATAAATATACTTTTGGAAAAAACTGAATAAAAAAAGACAGCCCACTCACCCGACCAAGAGTTTAGGAACTGTCTATTATCAAGCCACAAGGACTGATAAATCTATTATATCATTCTTTGTGAGTACAGAAAAGGAGAATATATAATGGAAAATCTTATACAAATAGTAAATAATCAAGCTGTAGTATCCAGTAGAAAAGTTGCTGATAGCTTTAGAAAAGAACATTCAAAAGTACTTCGTTCAATAAAAAATGTTATAGAATTGACTCAAGCCAAAAATGGCTTTAGTGAGTTAACTCGAAATGATGAAATAAAAAAATGGTTTTATGAAACAACATATATTGATAATAGTGGAAAATCAAATATTGAATATCTTATGAATAAAAATGGATTTTCTCTTATTGTTATGGGTTTTACTGGCAAAAAAGCAATGCAATGGAAAATTGAATATATAACAGCTTTTGAACAAATGGAACAATATTTAAAACAATTACAAGTATCAAGTGTTGATAAAAAAATTCTTGATTGTAAATATGATGAAGTTCAAATGGAAAAATCAAAATTGTGGTTGGAATTAGCTGATAAAGTAGACATAAAAGAATATAAACAAATGGCAAAAAGTTATGCTTTTAATACTTTAGCAGGAAGTAATGTGTTACCATTGCCTGAAGTAAAAGAGTTGACTTATTCGGCAACAGAAGTAGGCGAAATTTTTGGAGTTTCTAAAAATAAAATCGGTAGTTTAGCAAATAAACATAATTTGAAAACAGATGAGTACGGAAAGTATTTCTATGATAAATCAAGATATTCTAATAAAGAAGTGCAGACATTTAGGTATAATAGAAAGGCTATTGAAGTATTTAAAAGTTTATTAGGTGGTGCTAAATCATGAAAAGTTTTAATGAACTTGAATTCAAATATAAAGATGCCATAGAACAATACGATTTAAATAGTGCATGGGCTAGTGATATAAGAGAAACAATTTTAAGTTTAAAAGATCCTAAAGAAATTGTTTTAAGTTGTTTACTTGATGGATTAGAAGATTGTTTTGAGAAGAAAATAAAAGCTGAAAGTTATTTGTTGAAAAATGGTTTTAATGAAAATGAAATAATATTATTGTGTTGTCAATATAGTGAATACTGTAATAAATGATTTTAAGAAAATGAAAAAGGATAGCTCGGAATGGGCTATCCTTGTCATATTTGGAGGATTTCATGGGAAAAGATAAAGAAAACTTAGAAATAGCAAAAAGATATTTGGATAGTGTACGAGAAGCAAAGCTTAATGCTATAGCAATAGCATGTAGAGTAAAAGAATTAAAAACAACATCAAAGAAACTGATCGCAGTATATCAGATGGAATCTGTTGGCGGTAATAATAAGAAAATGGACATATCAGATTATGTTGCTAAGATTGATGAAGAAGTTGCTAAACAATTAAAAGCGATGCAGATATACGCTAAAAAAGAACAAGAGGTAAAAGAATGTATAGATAATTTAGAAGTTGAGGATAAAGTAAAAAGGGTATTATCTATGAGGTATTTATCTTTTCTCAAATGGGCTGATATAGCGAATGTTTGTAATTGTTCTATTAGATATGTATATAAATTACATATATTGGGATTAACAAAAGTAACAAAGATTAAATCAATTGATTAATTGATTTATTGACTAATACGTATATACGTGTTATTATATAGTTATAAAATAACTTTGAAAGGAGGCATTTCTTTGAAAGATAAAGAACTTTTAAAGCTTTTGCTAAGCAATGGTTGGACTATTGATAGACAGAAAGGAAGTCATTGTTGTTTAAAGAAAAATGGTAAATTAGAAGTAATTCCTCTTCATGGAAAAGATTTACCTATTGGATTGCAAAATGCTATTTTAAAAAGAACAGGGCTTAAATAAAAGCCCTGTTTATAAAATAATCTTTCAAAGAAATGTATAGATAATAATTTATAATAATTTATAAAAAGGAGGATCAATGTATTATGGTTTTTATTTATCCAGCTATTGTTCATTTAGATGATGATGGTATATGGTTAGAATTTTCAGATTTAGATGGTTGTACAACTTTTGGAGATAATATTGAAGAAGTTTACGATAATGCTGTAGAAGCTATGGAAGTATATATATTAAGTGCGTTAGAAAATAATATTTCATTACCTAAAAGTTCGGATATAAATATATTAAAAAAATATGTAGATGATAATTCTTTTATTACTTTTATAAAAGCAAATGTTGATTTAGCTAAAAATACAAAATCTATAAAGAAAACATTAACTATTCCAGAATGGCTAAATAAATTAGCAATAGAAAAAAATTTAAACTTTTCTCAAGTATTACAAGAAGCTTTAGTAAAAAAAATTAATTCGTAATCAGTCATAATATATTAATACAGGTTGTTTATTATTAAATAGATATTAATATTAATTTAGTAATAGAAAAATTTTATATTAACAAATGTTGTATTTGAATATTATTTTAGAATTTGAATATGATAATAATATAGGAATGAAATAAGAATGTAGTTCACTAAAGTTCATTGAAGTTCACTATCAAAGTATGATATAGTTATAATCAACAAAAACTAAATAACATGAGAAGCATAAAAAAGGCAGTCAATAATGGCTGTCTTTTTTTATACATAAATTTAAGTGAGGTAACATTATGACTACAGTAAAATGTAATAAACATAAATGCTACTATAACATAGAGGGAATATGTTCCCATCGTAAAATAAATCTTAGATATTTTAAGTGTTTAAACTATACAAGAGATGATAAACGAACATTCAAGGTACAAGATTTAATAGATGTAAAACTAACATGTCATAGAGAGCATAGGCGTTATAAAGATAATTCAAATAAAGTGTATAAATAAATTTAGAGATATAATCCAATGATTATATCTCTTTTTTTATGGCGGTGAGTAAATGCTACAGAAAAAGAAAAGAGTAAAACTATATGGCCAGAAATTAAAAAAGTTAAACCATGATATATTTGAGCGTGATAATTATAACTGTATTATTTGTGGTGCATATGTAAGTGATGAACATAAATTTCATCATGAGCCATGTGGAATTGAGAAAAGTGATGAATTATCTGGCGGTGTAGTATTATGCGATCGATGTCATTATGAGCGTCATAATACAGATAAATTAAAAGAAATAAGAGATAAATGTAGGAGGTATTTAAATAATCTATATGGATAGTTCGTTTATTATACCAAATAATCCAACACCAAAAGAGATAATAGAACTTACAGCTTGTGTAACTAATACACTTGCTTTGGTATCAGAAAAGTTAGCCAGATATAAAAACATTATGGCGGATGCTGAGGACTTATTAAAGCAAATACAATCAGAGAAGCTTTTATTATATATGGAACAATATCCAAGAGCTAATCAGCTTAAACTTAAAGCTTTGGTAGATGTTGATATAGATGTTAAAGAAACTAAGAAGGTTTATAAAGAAGCCAAAGCAAAGGTAATATTAACAGAAACAGAGTATAAGACATGGGATAATAGATTTATTTGTCTTAGAAAAATAGCATCTATTATGGAAACAGAATTAAAAACTATTAGATAGTTTTTGATTACTAAATATTAGATATACTTGAGTCTATTTATTGAAAGATAAAAATTTTAGAATAGAATCATGAAAAACAATATAAAGTTGGTAAAGCTGAAAAATTTTTGAATAAAAAAAGCACCTATTTAGGTGCTTTTTTATGAAATCAGGTATTAAAGTCAACGTGCATTTTCAAGAGCTTTTTTTAAAGATGGACTTACAACAATAATAAGTCGTTTAAGATCATCCGTTTTTATAGTATGATGGTATCCATACTTTTGAGTTATTTCACTGATATGTGCTCTAGTCAGTGAAGTATGGTATTTTAAGTTCATTTCTTCAGCAATATCTTCCTGTGTTTTTCTTCTGTTTTTGTATAAATCAAGAACTTCATCAAAGATTTTATTTATAATATCTAGATTAGCCATTTTTAAAACCTCCAATTGTAGTATAGTTTTATTGTTTGATAAATATTATATTAGACAAAAAGACAATAAATCCTTTAATAAAAAATAAATAAAAATAAAATATCTAAATAATTATGTCAGTTTATTTTTTTTGGTATAATAGTAAATACCTATTATATTTTAAAGAGGAAATGACCATGATAATAAATATTAATTCGTTATTTATGACAGATAGTAAAAAGGTAATAGAATTTGAAACTTTTCGAAAAGATATTTTGCCTCAAATAATATACAATGGAAATAATAAATATATTTTTAGGGGACAAAGTAATATTGAATATGAATTATTACCTAGTGTTTTAAGAAAAAACAATAAGGATTTAGAAAATGTATGGGGATATAATTTTAATGATGAAAATGCATTTATAACAAATGAAGCAAAAGTGTTATTCGATTTTTATATAAATTGTAATTATCGTGGTTTGCTATTAGAAAATACGCCAAAAATCATTAAAGAGATTATATCTAGACAAGGAATCTATTTAAAAGAGGATATATTAAAAAATACAGATATATGGATATCAGATGAATTTAAAGAAGTAGCAGCTTTAGCCCAACATTATGGAATTCCTACTAGGTTATTGGATTGGACATATTCTTTTAATGTAGCTTTATATTTTGCAACTAAAGATCTTTTAGAAAAGAAAGATAAAGAGTTTTCTGTTTGGATAATGAATTATGGTTTATTATCTGATTTTAGAGCTTTTTTGAGGGAAAGAGGAGATGAGTTAAGGGAAAAAAAATTTAGTTGTGATACATTTTTTCCATTAACATTTATTGTTCCAGAGTATGCTAAAAATCCTAATTTAAATGCTCAAAAAGGTATTTTATCTTTATGGGAATTTAAAGTGAAAAATTTATATATAGGAGAAATCCCAATGGATACAATTCCATTAGATAAACAATTATATAGTTTTATTACTAAAAATTTTACAGCATTTAATGAATTTATCCGTATACAAGGATATCATTTTCCTAGATATTATGATAGTTCAAAATTATTCTTATTAAAAAGATATAATTTTTCTGGTAAAGATTGTGATAAAATTATGAAATATTTAAGTTTCTACGGCATAGATGCAAGTTCTATTTTTCCTGGGTATAGCGGTGTTGTGGAAAAAATGAAAATGGCATATAAGTATTACATCCCATTTTAATTAATATATAATAATAAAAGCTCTTTTATAAACGAAATAATCAAATATAATTTAAGCCACTGTTACATTTACAGTGGTTTTTTTTAGTTCAAAAATAGAAGTAAGAAGAAATGGATTATATAAAAAGATAAAGGTACTTCTGGGAATTTTTTCGAGTGCGGGTCGCTTGCGAGCCCGAAAATGAACTAGCTGCAAAAAATTTTTTATGGATTTCCTTCTTTTTAGTGTTATTGAATATTGTTATCATTACGTCTAAATATTTATAAATAAAGCAGTTAGACAGTTTTTTTATGAGTAATAATATTACCATATTTTGGGAAATTTACTACTTAAGAAAATTTCCCAAGTTATATACATAAAGTTATTTAAAATTTTTTAGATGGGAGGTGTTTTTTTGGAAAAGGAACTTCGTGGTGATGTAAATTATTTATCAAAATTACTAGGTGTATCTGTTAGACGAGTAAATCAGATGGTAAAACCTGAAGGAAAAATAACTAAAGAACCGGAAGGAGATTTTATTTTACAAAAGGCAATCTCCCAGTATTATATGGCCAAGTATAAACATGATGATGTTGATTATAACCATGAAAAGGCTTTACATGAACGAGCTAAGAGAAAATTAACTGAAATGGAAGTCCGAAAAAGGTCAAACGAACTCCATGAAGCTGCTGATGTTGAAGCAGTTTTAACAGATATGTTAGTAAATCTACGAACAAAGTTATTAGCTATTCCTGCTAAAATGGCTACGCAATTAGCAGAAAGAAGCAAGGAAGAAATTGAAGAACTTTTAACAAAAGAAATAGAGTTTTTATTGTTAGAAGTTAAAGATTATAAGCCAACCATGTTTGAAATGAGTGGCGAAGGTGAAGAGTAATAAAACTGTAGATTTACTATATAAGATTTTTAATAAATCCTTAAATCTTGTACCTAAAATGAGTGTATCAGAGTGGGCAGATAGATTTAGAATGTTGCCATCTTCTTCAGCAGAACCAGGACGATGGCGAACTTCTAGAGCACCTTATCAAAAGGAAATAATGGATGCTTTTACGGAGAAAGGTGTACGAAAAGTTGTTGTTAAATCAGCTTCTCAGATTGGTAAATCTGACATAATGAATAATATTATTGGAAGATTTGCCCACCTCGATCCATGTCCAATAATGATGATACAGCCTACAATTATTGATGGTGAAGATTACTCTAAATCACGTATTGCACCTATGATAAGTGCTACTCCAGTTTTAAAGAATATATTTAAAGATGCTAAAGTTAGAGATAGTGGAAATACTATAATGACCAAGTATTTTCCAGGTGGTAGGTTAGTAATAACAGGGGCAAATAGTCCTTCTAGCTTAGCATCTAAACCAATAAGCAAACTATTTTGCGATGAGGTTGACAGATTTCCAGAAAGTGCAGGTACAGAAGGTGATCCAGTAGACCTTGCTTCTAAGCGTACTACTACTTATTGGAATAGAATTATTGGTTTATTTAGCACTCCTACAATAAAGGGATTGTCTAGAATTGATGATGAATATATGACTGGAACACAGGCAGAATGGCAACATCAATGTCCTAATTGTAAAGAATGGCACCTTATAACACACCGGAACATGAAGGTTGATTATGAGGAATCTGAAAATAAGAAAAAACAAAAGCATATTATCGTAAAATCCGTAGTTTGGGTATGTCCAGATTGCGGATTTTCTTTTTCTGAACAAAAAATAAAGCAGGCTAAGCAAAAATACGTTATTCAAAATCCACAAGCATTAAAAAGTGAGGTTAGAAGTTTTTTTGTAAATGGTTTTGCTTCTCCGTGGATTAGCTGGAATGAAATAATGGAAGAATGGCTAAAAGCTAAAGGCGATCCAGAAAGGGAAAAGGTTGTATATAACACACGTTTTGGGGAAAGCTATGAGCAAGTAGGAGCATTTGAAAATGGTGATATGTTCTTAAAACGGCGTGAAAAATACGAAGCTGAACTTCCTGATGGTGTTTTAGCATTAACTGCTGCTGTAGATACACAAGACAATCGACTTGAATATGAAATTACAGGTTGGGGAATAGGTGAAGAACAATGGAGTATAAAAAAAGGCATTATTTTGGGAGTTCCAGATACTTCAAGGGTATGGGAATTATTAGACCAGGTATTAGATAGAACATATTATTTTAAAAATGGTAAAGCATTGACTATTCTTAGGACGTTTATAGATAGTGGTGGTCATTATACCAATGAGGTTTATAAATACTGTTATAAAAGCCGAAAAAAGCAAAGAATTGCTATAAAAGGTTCATCAATTCCAGGTGTGCCATTAGTTTATAGAATATCTAAAATTGAAAAATATGGTATTCCATTGGTGCAGTTAGGTGTAGATAGTGGAAAACAGTATATTATGGATCGTTTAACTATAGAAGAAAAAGGGAAAAAATATATACATTTTCCTTTAAATGAAATAGATGATGGAAATATTGATAGTTTTTTCCTTGATAGAGGTTATGATGAAGTTTATTTTAAGGGCTTGATAAGTGAACATTTAGTACAAAAAACTAGAAATGGAGCAACTGTTTTTGTCTGGGAAAAAATATCTAAGGACGCAAGGAATGAACCGCTAGATTTAAAAGTATATAACCTAGCATGCATGCAGTCCCTAAATTTAAATTTTGAAGCATTATATGAGGCTTTTAATTCTAATTCTTTAACTAAAATGGTAGGAAAACCAAATAAAAAAGAAAAGAAAAAAGTTAATTATGGAGCAGTAAATAGCGGAGGTGTTATGGATTTTGTCGAGTAAGATTTTAAATGAAAGATTGAAATTATATTTAGAAGCGGAAAAACAAATAACTAAGTTTGGTCAATCTTATACGATTGGTAAGAGAACTCTTACCAGAGCAAATTTAAGTGAAATAAGAGCAGAAATTAATAAATTAATTGGCTTAGGAGCAACAATTGATGATGAAAAGCCAATTAAAGGCACTAGAAGTAAGCAAATTATATTTATGGATTAGGTGAGTATACTTGAGAAAAAATAAACGTAATAAATCAGCTCCTAAAGGAATAAGGGATAGAAAATTTATTAATACTGGATACAGTTCTGGCGGTGCTAGTTTAACTAAACAAGCATTGAGAGGATATAATCCTATACAATCTAGTCCGCAAAGTGATATAGACAGTAATTTAAATATTTTACGTAACCGAAGTTATGACATGGCCATAAATACGCCAATTGGTAGAGGTGCCATAGAAACATCTAGAAGTTATGTAATTGGGGCAGGACTTATACCTTCTCCAAATATCGATTTTAGAACACTAGGATTGAATCCAGATGAAGCAAAAGAATGGAAAAGAAAGACCATTCAGGAATTTAAACTTTGGGCAGATGATGTTAGTTGTGATATTTATAAGAAAAATAACTTTTGGGACCAACAAAATATAGCTTTTATTGGTTGCTTGGTAAATGGCGATGCTTGGGCAATTCCTAAATATGGAAAAAATACAGCAAATAATCCATATTGTTTAAAAATCCAGCAGATTGAAGCAAATCGAGTTTGTAATCCTGGAAGCATCGATATTTATGGAATTGTAAATCCTACAATGGTAACTCAATTTAACGAAAAAAATGGAAATAGGATTATAAATGGTATTGAAGTAGATAAAAAAGGTGAGGTTGTAGCTTATTGGATAGCTAATAAAACTCCGTATGACCCTACAAATATTGGTGCTTTAGTAGAGTGGAAAAGGGTAGAAGCCTTTGGAAAACGTACAGGAAGAGCAATGGTTTTACAAATATCTAAAGAAGATAGACCAGAGCAATATCGAGGCGTACCTTTTTTAGCACCAGTGATAGAAGAATTAAAGCAAATTAGCAGGTATACCAATGCAGAACTTACAACAGCTATAATAAAAGCTTTTTTTAGTATATTTTTAACATCTAATACACCACCTGGAAACACATTAAATGATATGCTCGATAGCACATATGACTATGATCCTTATGCAGATCTTGATCCAACTAAATTAAAATTAGGACCAGGGACAATCAATACATTACCTCCTGGGGTAAGTGTAGTAACAGCCGATCCAAGCAAATCCCTTTCAACTTTTGAGCCATTTGTGCAGTCGCTAATTGTTCAAATTGGTGCAGGTCTTAATATTCCGTCAGAAGTTTTAATGAGTAAGTTTAATTCTTCATACTCCGCTGCTAGAGGAGCATTAAACCAAGCAGTAGCAGTATTTAAAGAACGTAGGACTTGGTTTGCCAGAGAATTTTGCCAACCAATCTATGAAATGTGGCTGGCTGAAGCTATAGCTATTGGAAGAATAAAAGCCCCTAAATTTGGGATTGATCCAATTATTACCAAAGCATGGAGTAATTGCGATTGGTTTGGCCCTACAAGTGGACTTTTAGATCCAGTTAAAGAAGTTCAAGCTGCAAAATTACAAGTTGATTATGGATTTAGTACCCATGAAAAGGTAAGTACAGAGCTTACTGGAACAAATTACGATGATAACATCGATATTTTAGCTTTAGAAAATAAGAAAAAACAAAAATTAGGATTAGAAGGAGGTGAGTAAATGAAATTTTGGGAAATTAAAAATGAATTAAATAGTGAAAAAGCAGAACTCTTGATTTATAAAGAAATCGCAAATGAAGACTGGTGGGATGAAGGTCTTGCAACACCAAAGAAATTTAATGATGAATTGAAAGCTTTAGGTGGAAAGGACTTAGTTGTAAGAATTAATAGCTGTGGTGGTGATGTATTTGCAGCTCAATCTATTTATAACCAATTAAAAAGGTATGCAGGACGTGTGACTATTACAATTGATGGAATAGCAGCAAGTGCAGCTACAATTATTGCTTGTGCAGGGGAAAATGTAATAATGCCAAGTAATACCATCTACATGATACACAATCCTATGAACTTATTGATTGGTTTTTATAATCAAAATGAGCTTGAAGAAGTGGCCAAAGCTTTAAAAGCAGTGAAACAAACTATCGTAAATGTCTATAAAATGAAGTGTAAAGACAAAATAACAGATGAAAAATTGTCTGAAATGATGGATGAAGAAACATTTTTAACTGCTCAGGAAGCTAAAGATTATGGTTTTGTCGATGAAATTGATGATGAAAACAGTGTTACAGGAGTATTAAATAAAGGAAATTTAGTTATAAATTCCATAGCTTTTAATGCTAAAACATTTAATAATCCAGATAAAATTTTAGAAATTATGCATAAGGAGAATAATATGGGAAATAAAAGCGGAATTATGAATAAATTACAAGATATGGTAAATAATTTTAGCAATAAAAATAATGATGAGGTTATTGCTAAAGCAAAACAAGAAGAAAGAGAGCGTATTACAGCATTAAATAAACTTAGAGTGCCAAATAACGAAACTATTAATAATTTAGTTGATGAAGCTATTGCTGATGAAACAGCTACAGCAGATAAAGTAAAACCATATCTTGATAAAATCGCTGAAAACATTGGAGCAAAAGATTATGTACAAAATATGATTTCTGATGTAAATAACAGTGGTGTGAATAATGTTTTAGGTAATGAAGATAACAACATTAGCGAAGAAGATAAAACACTTAGTATGTTATCTCAGGCTTCTAAAAATTATTTAAAAAATAAATTTGGAGGTAAATAAATATGGCAATGGTAGAAAGTGTAGCAGGCGTTGTTTATGATGAATTAATTGGTTCTAGTAAAGTACCATTAATTACTAAAAACGTTGAATTTGCCCAAGCAAGTGGTGAAAAAACATTAAAACGAGGAACACTTTTAGCAATAAATGAAAGTGGCGAATATGTAGAAGAAGATAGTACATCTGGAACAGAATCTATTAAAGTTGCAGTAGCTGTTTTACAAAGTGATTTAGCTTTGAGTACTAGTAGTAAAGTAGTTGGAACTATTTATACTAGTGGAATGTTTAACAAAGAAGCAATTATCTTAGCTCAAGGAAGCGACAATATTGATAATCATGAAGAAGAACTTAGAAATAAAGGAATTTATTTAACTTCAATTCATGGTAAAAAAGAGTAAAAAGGAGCATTGATTATGGATTTTACAAATACAAGAACACTTTTAGGCGTAGTAGAACAAAATTATCCACCAAGTACAACATTAGTAGATACATTTTTCCCAAATGAAAATGTATTTATGACAAATGTTGTTGATATTGAATATAGAAAAGGTGTAAGAACTTTAGCACCATATATTATACCTGGAACTAGTGGTGTTAATGTAGCACGTAATGGTTCTACAATTAAGACATATACACCACCAATGACTGCACCTAAAAGAGTTATTACTCCAGAGCATTTAAATATGCGTGGATTCGGTGAGACTGTATATAGTCCTAAATCTCCAGCACAAAGAGCAGCAGAATTAATGGCTAGAGATTTGATGGAACTTACGGAAATGAATATGCGTAGTCAAGAATATATGGCAGCTCAATTATTAACTACAGGTCAATGTATCTGTGAAGGCTATGCAGACGATGGTAAAAATAAGATTGCAGATACATTTATTTTAGATGGATTTACTAATAAAGTTACAAAATCTAGCGGGGATACATGGGACAATGTTGATTCTAAAATTTATGAACACATTGAAGAAATGTCTGGAACTATTGCAGATAAAACTGGTACAGTACCAACAGTAGCATTTATGTCTAGAAATGTAAGTAAATATTTACTTAGTAATACACAGATAAAAGAATTTTTAAACGTATCTAATGCTGCTAATTTAAAATTAATGAGTTTAACTCCTAGAGTTATGGGACCAAATATCACTCGTTTTGGCTACATTGACTCTCTAGATTTAGAGATTTATATCTATAACGGAAGTTATATGAGTAATGATGGTAAGCTTACTAAATTTATTCCTGATGATTTCTTTATTATGGGTAATCCAGGAAAAGGAAAACGACTTTATGGAGCAATTACTCAACTTGAAGATGATAACCAATGGCATAGCTATGCTAGTAAATATGTTCCAAAAGTTTATACAAATGTTAATAGCGACGTTAAAGAATTGCGTGTGGCATCCAGATGTATTATGATTCCAGAAAATGTAGATGATATCGGAGTAATAAAGGTTAAAAGTTGAGGTAATATTATGGCAGTTTTATATGTAAAGAAATATAACTTAGATTATAAAGGTAAACGCTATAAAGCGGGAGATTTTGTACAGATGGAAGATGTAGAGGCTAAGAAATTAGCCTCGTCTGCTCCAGATGAATTTGAAATCATAAATAAGGAAGATATTATGGATATAAATCCAGAAATAGTAGATGAAAATGAATTAAAAGAGCTCGCTAAAGAAGCATCTGAGGTGAATAGTGAAGAAATTATTGAAGATGATAGTACAGAATTACCTAGTGTAGATCCTACATCGGCAATTATAAAAGGCAAAAAATGAATGAATTTAAGGAAAATCTAAAAAATGATTTAGATATATTTATTAATTATGATGAATTTGCTGAAGAATATGAGCTACAAGGAAAAAAGATTTTTGCTGTATTAGATGATGATACTATGCAAAAAGCTTCTTTTGATAAAAGTAGTGATATATATGATGGTGTGTATAATGCTGTTTATACAAAAAAATATACGTTATATGTAAAAACAAAGGATTTAAAAGAAAAAATTGTAGAAGGAATGGATATTGAATTAGATTCAGACACATATAATGTAAAAAATGTAGAGCAGGATATGGGTATAACCATATTATCTCTAGAAAGGTTTGACACATGTTAATAGTTGTTAATGAAATAGAAAATGAAATAGATACAGCTAGACGAAAATTAGCTGGTATGCCAAGAGAAACTAATTTAGCTATTATAAGAGCTTCTAATAGGGCAATACAACAAGCTAAAACCGCTGGTAGTAAAAAGGTTAGAGGCACATATAATATACAGAAATCTAATTTGGATTCTAGAATAAATATAATAAAAAGTAACGGAAGTTCTGCTATGGCAAGATTTATTGCTAAAGGAAGACCATTAAAAGATATAAATTTTAAAAATACTTACAGAAAAAAAGGTATTTTTGTTCAAGTAAAAAAAGGACAAGGTGGAGTAATTAATGGTGCTTTTTATGCAGTTGTAAATAGTGGAGTAGGTATTTTTACTAGAAAAACCAGAAAAAGATTTCCAATAGAAATGAAATATGGTCCTTCTGTAGCACAGATGTTTGGAAATCCAGATGTTATAGAAGAAGTAACAGACGTTGGCTCTAAGGCATTTGAAATTAGACTACATCATGAAGTGGAAAGGATATTAGAACGATGACACCTTTAGTATGTGCAATGGAAATGGTTGAATATTTAAAAAATGTATTTAAAGAGCATATACAAGAAGAAGGTGCTAAATCTAAAGATATTCTAATAAAAGATGGATTTTTACCTAGGGTAACAACAGAAGATGAAAAAAGAAGAATGACACCAGCAATAATTGTTACACCTGTTTTAATAACAACACCAAAACCTACACTTGATGAAGACTCAACTGTTAAATTAGAAATAAATGTGCTTACGTATTCTAAGGATAAAATGGAAGGGCATAGGGAATTATTTCACATATTGGAGAAAATTCGTATGGCCATATTTAAAAAACCAATATTGGCCAAAAAATTTAGTTTGTCTTCTGAGCATGATGTAAAAGCGACAATTCCATATGACCAACCTTATCCGCAATGGTGGGCACTCATAGAAGTGTATTACACAATTGGCAGGGTAATAGAAGAAGGTTTATTTAAAGAGAAGGGAGATTTTGAATGGAAGTACAATCCCAAATTGAATATATAGAAAAAAAGACTACTGAAGCTAAAAAAGTTCAAAGTAGTCTTTTTTATTTAGGTCCAACAATAAAAAGGTATGGATTATATAGAAATACAATATTTACGGAGTTTCCTAAAGATATAGTAACAGATAAATTGATAAGTAAAGTTCCACTTATTAAATTATTGTTTATCAAAACAGACAAATTGTCTAAGTCAAGAAAACTTTTAATAACAAAAGGAACCAGTATAAATAAAGCATTTAATCAAGTTAAGGAGGCAATTGTTAATGGCATTTAAACATGGAGCGTATTATAGCGAACAAGCTACAAGTATTATTTCACCTGTTGCTACAGAGGCTGGTATGCCAGTAGTTTTTGGTACAGCACCTGTACATTTAGCAAGCGAAATAAATGTAAATAAACCTATTTTATGCAATAGTTATGAAGAAGCTGTTACAGCACTGGGATATAGTGAGGACTGGAAAAAATATACATTATGTGAGGTTATGTATAGTCAGTTTTCTCTTTTTGGGTATAGTCCAATTGTTTTTGTTAATGTATTGGATCCAGCAAAACACAAGGAAAGTAAAAATGATGAAACTGTAATCGTTACAGAAGGAAAAGCTAGTATAAATGAACCTGTAATACTTTCTACTTTAAAAGTAAAAAAAGCAAGTGCAGGGGAAGAACTTGTTTTAGATACAGACTATACAGCAACTTATGATGATAGTGAAGTATTACAAATTGAATTAATAAGTGAAGAAGCTAAAGAATTAGAAAGCATTTATTGTGATTACGATAAAATTGATGCTTCTTTAGTAAAAAAAGAAGATATTATTGGCGGTGTTGATGTTTCTACAGGAGCATTAAAAGGATTAGAGCTTATTGAAGAAATCTTTCCTAGAACATTAAAGGTACCAGGAATAATTATTGCTCCTGGTTGGAGTACAGATAGTGAAGTTGCAGCTGTAATGGCAGCTAAAACAGCAAAAATAAATGAAATTTTTAATTGCATTTGTATCGTTGATATACCTACAGATACAGTAACTAAGTACACAGATGTACCAAGTTATAAAAATCAAAATAATTTAACTGATACAAATATGTTTGTTGGTTGGCCAAAGATTAAATTAGGAGAGAAACAATATTTTCCATCTACACAAGCTATTGGTGTAATAAACCAAACAGATGCACAGTTAGGAAATGGAGTACCATATTATTCACCATCTAATCAAAATTTACAGGCGGATTCTTGCTGTTTAGAAGATGGAACAGAAGTGTTCCTAACATTAAATCAAGCAAATTATCTTAATGAAAATGGTATTTTTACAGCATTAAATTTTATTGGTGGATGGAAATTATGGGGTAATTATACAGCAGCAGCACCAGATAACACAGATGTTAAAGATTGTTGGATTAATCAAAGACGAATGTTTCAATATATTGGAAATACTGTGGTCCGTACTATGTGGCAAAAAGTAGATAATCCTACAAATACAGCACTTATTAAGACTGTATTAGATAGTATTAATATCTGGCTCAATGGTCTTACTGGAACAGCTTTACTGGGAGCTAGGGTAGAATTTTTAGAAAACGAAAATCCTGTAACTGATTTATTGGCTGGAAAAGTTAAATTTCATATTTATATGGCTGCACCAGTGCCAAATCAAGAAATGGATTTTGTTTTAGAATACGATACAAGCTATTTATCAACATTATTTTCTTAATGAGGTGATTAAATGATACAAAAGCAATATGATAAAATGGCTGCTTTTATACTTCGTAAAGATGGAGAAATTGAAGTCGGTGTAGCTGATATAACACTTCCAAAAATTTCTTATATGACAGATACCGTTAGTGGTGCAGGAATTGCCGGAGAGATTGAAACTCCTACAATGGGACAATTAAGTAGTATGGAATTTGGAATAAATTGGCGTACTATAAATAAATCGTTAATTAAATTAGCAGCACCTAATTTTCATTCTTTAGAATTTCGTGGTGCTCAACAAATTTTAGACTCAGAACATGAGGAATTAACAATTGAAAGTGTTCGTGTTGTAGTACGAGGTTTACCAAAAGAAACAGATTTAGGCAAAGGTCAAACATCATCTAAAACAGACTCATCGACTACGCTTGAATGTACGTATTTAAAAGTAGAAATTGATAAGGATACAGTAGTTGAAATTGATAAATTAAATGGTATTTGTCTTATTTCTGGAACTGATTATTGGAGTGCTATTAGAGAAGCTTTAGGATTATAAGGAGAATTTTTATGTTAACTATAAAATTAAAAAACCCAATTAAAAATAAAAAAGGTGAAGAAGTAAAGGAAATTGTAATTGATTGCTCTAAAATTACAGGACGTATGATGGTTGATGCGGAAACTATGTTATTAACAAAAGGAATTCAAACGCAAGATTGCATAATGAACTTGCAGTATCAATTGATTTTGGCTTCTAAAATTTCTGGAATTGCAACAAGTGTACTATATGAAACATTAAATGCTAATCAACTTTATCAAATCGCAAGTGAAATTAAATTTTTTATGATGTTAGGGGAACAGGAGGCACAAGAGAAAAAAGAGAATATCGAGAGCATAATCGAATCAACGAAATAATGCAATGTTGTATTCTACTGGCGTTAAATACAAAAACGTCAGTAGAATTTTTTTTAAATGAACCAGTTATTAGATTAATAAAATGGATTGAACAAACAAATGAAGTATTAAAGAAAATACGAAAGGAGGCACAAAAGTGAAAAACTTTGCTATACAGTTTGCTATTGGTGCTCAGCTTAGTGGAGCGTTTGCAAAAACATTTGGTACAGCTAATGGTAAATTAACAGCTTTAGGGAAAACTATGTCTTCTTTAGAAAGAGAGCAATCTCAACTTAATACTGCATATAACAATAGTAAGAAATTTTTACAATCCTACAAAAATGAAGTAAATAAATTAAATATAAAGCAACAAGCTTTAATAAATCAGCAGCGAATGGTAGAAGCTGCATTTGATAGTGGTCATATTAGTCAAAAAAAATATGAACAATTAACAGGAAGATTAAGTTCAAAAATAAATCAGGTAACTGAGGCACAAAGAAAATTAACGACTGAATATAATAGAGCTAATGGTGTAGTAAATAGTTTTACAGCAAATCAAAGAAGATTATCCCAACAGTTAGATAATACTAGAAATAGCCAAGAAAGATTACAAAGTGCTGTTGAATTACAAAATAAACTAGCTCAAGCAAAGGAGACAGCTTTTGGTGTAGCTAGTGCTGTGGGTAGTATTGCTTTAGCAATGGCTGTACCAATTAAACAAGCAATGACATTTGAATCGAAAATGGCAGATGTTAAAAAGGTTGTAAACTTTGATACACCTGAACAATTTGCTAATATGCGAGACGATATTATAGCTCTTTCTACAGAACTTCCAATGACAGCAGAAGGGTTAGCTGATATTGTAGCAGCTGGTGGTCAATCTGGTATAGCTAGAGAGGATCTATTAGCATTTGCTGAAGATGCAGCTAAAATGGGAACAGCATTCGATATAACTTCAGATGAAGCTGGAGAAATGATGGCTAAGTGGCGTACAGCATTTCAGATGGGACAAGATGAAGTTGTTGAACTTGCCGATAAAATAAACTATTTGGGTAATAACACAGCTGCTTCAGCTCCTAAAATTAGTGATGTAGTTAGAAGAATAGGTCCACTTGGTTCTATTGGAGGTATTGCAAGCGGAGAAATAGCAGCTCTTGGTGCTTCTATGGTAGGAGCTGGTACAGAGTCAGATGTTGCGGCTACTGGTATTAAAAACTTAATGCTAGGCATGGTTGTAGGTAATCAGGCTACAAAGACACAAGCAGAAATGTTTGATAAATTGGGATTTAGTACCACTGAACTTGCAAAACGTATGCAGGTCGATGCTAAAGGAGCAATATTAGATGTTTTAGGAGCAATACAAAAATTACCTAAAGATGAACAGGCAACTACACTTATGGGAATATTTGGTAAAGAGAGTGCGGAAGCAATAGGGCCACTACTTTCTAACTTAGATAATTTAAAGAGAAATTTTGATTTAGTAGCAGATTCTAGTAATTATGCTGGTAGTATGCAAGCAGAATTTGAAGCTAGATGTGATACAACGGAAAATAGTCTGCAATTACTTAAAAATCAGGTAAATGCTGTTGCAATAACTGTGGGAAATCAACTTTTACCATATGTAAAAAGTGCAATCGATACATTTAGACAAGGTGCTAGTACAATAATGGCTTTTGCACAGGCTAATCCTAAATTGACATCAAGTTTAGTTGTGGGAGTAGGTGCATTTGTTGCTATCGCTTCCGTAATTACAATAGCATCATATGCATTATTAACATTTATATATCCATTTACGCAACTTAGAAGCATGATGTTAGCTTTTAATGTAGCGACAAAACTTGCAGCTGCTGGACAATGGGCGTTAAATATTGCTATGTCAGCTAATCCAATTGGATTAGTTATAGCAGGAATAGCAGCTTTAATTGGAATAGGATATTTATTATATAAAAATTGGGATAGTATAAAAGTTATAGGATTACAGGCATGGACATCTTTATCTAATGGAGTTTACAGTGCAGCTATTTCAATAAAAAACTTCTTTGTAGGAATAATAAATTCAGGTTTAAGTTTTATATCAGTATTAGGAAATACTATTGGTAATGGAATTAATAGTGCCAAAATATATGTTATAAGTGGATTGTCTGCAATTTTGGGATTTATATCATCTTTACCAAATAAAATAGCTTATAACATAGGATATATTATAGGTGTTATTATGCAATTACCAACATCAATTCCAATTATGGCAAGCTATTTTATGGCTAATTTAACTACTTGGGGAAGTAATGCTTATACTACAGCTACAATGTGGATTATAAATACAGTGAATGGTGTATATCAAAATTTACTTTTATTACCAGAATATTGTTTGAGTGTTGGTGCGTATGTGGTTACATCACTTATTGCATGGCTATCTAACGCATATAGCACAGCTACAACATGGACTAATAACATAGTAAATACGGTATATCAAATACTAATGAATTTGCCTAGCTATTGCATGCAAGCAGGTATGCAATTTGTAGCTAATGTAGAATCATGGGCAAGTGCAGCTTATAATGCAGTAGCAAGTTGGATAAATCAAATACCAAATCTAGTATCTACAGCATTATCTAATGCAGCTAGTTCTGCTAGTAACTGGTGGCAAGGTGTAAAAGCAAGTTTTACTATTGGGATGGAAGAAGGCTCAGCTAAGCCAGAAATGGCTCTTGCTAGTGGTGGTATTTTCCGTAAAGGTGCTTTTATTACTAGTTTTGCAGAAAAATCAGTTGAAGCTGCAATTCCAATTGATGGTTCAAATCGTGCTATTGCTTTATGGCAAAAAACAGGCGAGTTATTAGGAATAAACAATTCAAAAAATAGTTATATAAAAGGGAAATATAACAAGCCAATAGTTCAATCGGTTAGTAAAACAGATAAAACAATTATGATGCAAAAAAATGAAGATGAAACAAGCGGAATAAAAAGTTATATGTTATCTGGATTACAAAAAATAGCTTCTTTAGCTAATATTACACAAGTTAATAATACTAATAAACGTGATGATAAAAATAAAGTAACTCCAATATTTATACCAGTTGATAACTATAGTGAAAATACTAATTCAATTTTGTTAAATCCATTTGATATTATAGGGAAATTCCTAAATGAACAATCTGCTAGTAATATAACTAATAATAGTAATATTGGAGATAATAGGGTAAATATAACATATAGTCCTAATATAAATATAAAATCTGATAGTAAAAATGAAAACTTGGTCAACAATGTAAAGCAAGCATTAACTACAGATAAAGAAAATTTAATACAATTAATTCAAAAAGTATTAAAAGATATGGATAATGACAAAAATAGATTAGCGTTTAACTGAGGCGGTGAAATCTTGAAAACATATAAAACAAAATCTGGTGATATGTGGGATAGCATTGCAAAAGAACAAATGGGCAATGAAAAATATATGAGTTTATTAGTAACTGCCAATGAAAATTATTCTGGAACAATAATCTTTAGTGCAGGTGTTATTTTAAATATTCCAGATATAAAAGAAGAAATACCACAATATGTTCCACCTTGGAGGCAATGATGTCTGAAAATATTAATATGCTTTTTAATACAATAACAGCTAGAAGAGCTTGGATAAAATGTCTTTATAACAATAAAGATATATCTAGTTCCTTAGAGCCATATTTAAAAAGTTTTACTTATAACGATGTAATATCTGGTCAAGTAGATGATATTTCTTTAACGTTAGAAGATATTGAAAATTTATGGTCAAATGATTGGCTCCCAGAAAAGGGAGCTATACTTACAATATCAATTATGACACAAGCATGGTGGAAAGATAATCTATCTATAGAAGAATTACCTTTAGGGACATTTGAAATTGATGAGGTAGAATACAGTGGACCACCAACAGAAGTAAAGATTAAAGGTGTATCTGTTCCTGATAATACTGAACTTAGAGGAACGGAAAAGTCTAGGGCATGGGAAAAGGTAAATCTATCTACTATTGCCAAAGATATTGCATCTAATGCTAGTATGGAGCTTTATTATGATACTCAGGAAATTTATTTAGAGCGAGCAGAGCAATCACAAGAGTCTGATTTAGAATTTCTACTTAAATTATGTAATGATAATGGCTTAGCACTAAAAATAAGTAATAATCAAATTGTTATTTTTGATGAAGCAGACTATGAAGCTAAAGAAGCTGTAGATGAATTAGAACTCAAAAATGACTTGATAAGGTCATATTCAATTAAGACTAAAACACGTGAAGTCTATAAACAATGTCACGTTAAATATAAAAATACAAAAGAAAATACGCTAATTGAATATACATTTTTGCCTGAAGCAAATAAAGATAAAAATGGTAAAACTTTGGAAATAAATGAGGAAGTTAAAACGACAGCTGAAGCAGAACGTTTGGCCAAGAAAAAATTAAGAGAGAAAAACAAAGAGGAACAAACTGTAAGTATGACAGTGTATGGTTCCTTTTTTTGTTGTGCTGGTAACTGTTTTACGCTTAAAAACTTTGGAAAGTTTGACGGAAAGTATATTTTAACAAAGGCTACACATAATGTTGGTAGCGGGTATACTTGTAATTTGGAATTAAGAAAGGTACTAGAAGGATATTGATATGAAAGCCAATATGGAAAAGTTAATTCGTGTAGGTATAGTATCTTCTGTAAATACAGAAAATGGAACGGTTCGAGTTATATTCCAGGATGAAGATAACAAGGTATCGGGAGAACTTGCTGTACAACAAAGTTTATGTGGCCAAGATGGAAAAACATATAAAATGCCGATACCAGGAGAACAAGTTGTTTGTACATTCTTAGCAAGCGGAAGCTCTAATGGCTTTGTTAGCGGTTCAATCCCATCAAAAGATGTACCACCAGCATTTGATGATATAAACATAATGGGAATAAAGTTTGGCCCAATAACAATATCATTAAATAAAAGTACAGGAGATATAAATATAAATACTACAGGAAATATAAGTGTAAATGGTAATACTATAAATTTAAACTGTTAAAAGGTGATATGATGCCAAAAGTGACAATTGTTGGTAATAGTGAAACTGGTGTATGTAATTTAGGTTTGCCAGATTGCCCACATAGTCGAACAGGAACAAATTCAAGTGGTAGCCCTACTGTTTTTGTTAACAATAAGCCTGTTCATAGGCAGGGCGATAGTGGCTCTTGTAATTGCCCACATGGCGGAGTTTATACAAGTACCAATGGTAGTAGTAGTGTATTTGTAGAAAATAAGCCTATAACGAGAATAGGAGATACTACAACCTGTAATAATTGTGGACAAAGTGGGAGTCATAGTACTGGTAGTAATAATGTATTTGCAGGTGGTTAAAGGTGTTTATAGGAACGTTTGGAGCAGTTGTGTTTGAGACATCTACTGATTTAGTTCGTACATTTAAAGACATGACTAGAGATACAAATGTACGATTAGCAAGCCACGATATAATTGGGAAAAAGCCTGTTATAGAGTGGATTGGACCAGGAACGGATACTATAAAGTTTTCTATGCAATTTAATTCTATTTTAGGAGTTGAGCCAAGCGATGAAGAAAAAAAGCTTCGTGATATGGCACAAACAGGAAAAGTAGCGCATATTATAGTTGGTGGAGAGCCTATAAGTGATTATAAATTTATAATAGAGTCTATTAGTTCATCAGGTCGCATATACGATAGAGATGGTAATTTAATTAAATCTATGGTAGATATAACAGTTAAAGAATATCCTGAAAATGTTACAGTTACACAACAAGGAGGAACTAATGGAAATACAAATAACCAAGGATAGTATTGATTTTGCGCCTGATAGTGAACTGGAAGAAATACATCAAAATCTAAGAACTATATTAACTACAGCTAGAGGAAGTGTACCATTAGATAGAGATTTTGGTATAGATATGAGTGTAATAGATTTACCGATACCATTATATAAAGCCAAATTAACGGCAGATATTTATGATACGATTTCTAAATATGAGCCTAGAGTAAAAGTAGTTAGTGTAAGCTATGAACATGATGTTTTATCAGGACGCTCTAAGCCAATTGTGAAGGTGGCGATAAAATGACAGATGATATCATATCTGAAATTGAAAAATTACTAGATTATAAAGCTAGTAATAGTGATGATATAAAGTTTGTAGAAACAGATATGACCAAAATACAAGAGCAATTAATAAATCTATATACAACAATAACGGATAGGACTTTAGCAGTAGCAGATCCTATTCGTTTATTTTTAAACTGTATAGCGTATGTAATTATAATGCAACGCAATAGTATTAATTATTCTGCAAAAATGAATTTACTCAGATATGCAGTAGATAGCTTCTTAGATGAAATAGGTTATAACATTGGGGTAGATAGATTACCAGCTACTAAAGCCGTAACTACTATAGAAATAACTTTGTCTAAACAGGCAGAGGCAACAACAATTATTCCAAAAGGAGTACGTGTAACGCCTGGAGATAATGTGTTTTTTGAATTAGTAGATAATGCCACTATAAATGTAGGTAAGACAACTACAACAGCAAAGGCACAGTGTACAGTTGCAGGTAGTATTGGAAATGGATATATCCCAGGACAAATCAATAAAATTGTTGATAGATTGCCGTTTACAGCAGATATGGTCAACACAACAACAAGTGAAGGCGGAACTGATATAGAAGCAGATGACGCCTATCGTGAAAGAATCCATTTAGCTCCAGAAAAGTTTTCTACTGCTGGCCCTATTGGTGCATATGAATATTGGGCTAAATCTGCATCTACCTTAATAGATGATGTATTAGTAAATAGTCCAAGTCCTGGAGTAGTAAATATCTATGTATTACTTCAAGATGGAAAACTTCCTGAAGAAGAAATGCTAAAACAAGTTGAGGCAGTTTGCAGTGATGATAAGATTAGGCCGTTAACAGATGAAGTCAAAGTGTTAGCTCCAGAAACTGTTAATTATCAAGTAAATTTAACATATTGGATTTCTAAAGATGACCAATATCAAGAGATATCATTAAAAGAAAAAATAGAAGAAGCTGTTCAAGACTGGATTTTATGGACTAAATCAAAAATTGGTAGAGACATAAATCCATCGGAATTAATTCGTAAAATGGTTGTTGCAGGTGCAAAGCGTGTAGATGTGGTTTCTCCAGTATATACAAAAGTCTTAAATGGCAAATATCAAATTAGTAGTCACAGTGTAGATAGCGTACAAGTAGCTATACTTGAAGGCAAGGCTAATGTAGCATATGGAGGCCTTGAAGATGACTGATTTAAAAGATTATATGATTTCAGATATATTGCCATCTAGTATTGCTGAAGATGAAAATATAAAAGCTATTTCTAAAGCTACAGATGAGCAATTAAAGGATATAAATAAAAATATAAAATATGTAATTTTATTAGCTAGGATAGAAGAACAAGAAGATGCTGTATTAGATGAATTAGCATGGCATTTTCATGTTGATTTTTATCGTGAAGATTTAAATCGAGCAGCTAAAATAAATTTAATAAGAACATCGATATCTGACCATAGATTAAAAGGCACTCCATATGCTGTAAAAAAGGTTTGCACAGATATTTTTAAATCGGCTCAGGTTGTAGAAAATTGGGATTATAGTGGAGAACCATATCATTTTAAAGTCAACTTGATTGAAGAGCCGACTACAGATGAGAATAAGATAAATATGTTAATCGACATGATAAATGCTACTAAAAACGCACGTAGTTGGTGTGATGAAGTAGGATTTATTACTAAAAAAGATAGCAATATTTATTTTGGCGGTTCTGCTGGCATATTCGATATCGTAGAGATAAATCCTATTGGATATACATTAAAAGATGTAGTTGGAATTACTTATTTTGGCGGAACAATATCAACATTCGATAAAGTGGAAATAAATGCAGTAGTAGATAAATCACTTCAAGACGCAAATATTTCACTTTATTTTAATGGAAAAATATCAACATTTGATAAAGTAGAAATAAATGATGGAGGTTACAATGGCTAATTTACAAGGATATGAATTAACTGTTACAGGTAGAGCTTTATTAGCTAAAGCAGGAACTGGTGCATGTACATTAAATTTTACAAAGGTAAAACTTGGTGCCGATGAAACAAGTTTAAATGATTTAATAAACAAAACAGACTTAGTAGGAACAAATATAAAGCAAATAGATATAGTTGGTTCTAAAGCAAATGAAGCTACATTTACAATAATTGCAACAGTAACTAATAGTGGTATGCAAAACAACTTCTTAATAAGACAAGTAGGGATTTTTGCAAAAGGTGTAGCAGCTACAAATCCAGGAACAGGAGTTACACCTGAAGATATTAGTGAAACTTTGTTTGCCGTAGCATATGATACACAGCCAGATATCATACCAGCAGAAAGTATTACACCATATACAAGACAATTCAATGCCAACATGACTGTAACGAATGTAGAACAATGCTATGTTACATTAACACCTGCTGGTGTGGTTACAGTTCAGGTTTTAAATAATCATAATGATAATTCTGAAGCACACGGAAATTTAATTAAGCGTATATTTGGTTCAGCAAATGCAACAATGGATAGTGTTAAAACTAGTGTTCAGAATTGGTGTAAGGAAAGTATTGCTAGTATTTTTGGTATAGCTAGTGCTACACAAACGAATGTAAAAAATAAAATATTAGAGTATGCTCAAGAACAGATTAATAGTTGGTTAGAAACATTAGGAATTAGATACAACATCGCTCAAAATGGTTATATTTGCCTCGGTAAATTATTTGGGGACGCAATTATACAGTGGGGAAGTTGTTATATACAAGAAGGAAATAATAAAGTGGAAGCAACTATGCCTATAAGTTGGGGAAAATGGGGAATAAAGTGTTTCACAGGTCTAATGACACAAGGCTTATTTATCCCTGTTAAATGGGATGACCAAGCAATTAACAGGGACTCAAATAAAGCAATATTTAGAGTTGAAAATAATGTATCTTTAGTGACATGGGTATCTTATTTATATATTGGTTTTTAATTATTTTCCTATAACAAAATATCCTATAGCTTGTACACTATTTCCATCATCTGTAACGAATTTTATATTGTTTTTTGTGTCTCCAAATTTTGACCAAGTTAATACATGAATAGGTTTGTATTCTGTTGCATCATTATTTAGAATATCTAATGCTAAAGCTACTGCGGTATAGTCATTAAAAGCTATTGGAAATGTAGCAATGGCAAAATTATTAACTCCATCAACAATAGCAAAATTGGAATATCCCCACTGTTTATTGACCAAATGATA